GGCTGCCGCAGGTGTAAGCCCAAGGTCCATACCAATAACAACGGGACGAACACCATTAATAATAGGCTCCAGACGCTCAGTAGCCATATGATAGTCAGGACGAAAATACTTATACACAGGCTGACCTGCAGAGCTGAGTCCATACTCTCCATCAATGTATACCCTAACGTACTCTTCACTCCGACCTTGTGTGTCATAATATCCCTCCGGCAAGTTACTAACGTTCTCTGCCAAGAGCCCCCGCCCTGATGGCTGTTTAAATACTGCCCATCCGTTGTCATTAGGCGACACGCCGTCCTCAGCATTAAGCCCTTCCATCTGATAGTACCACCATGTGTCTTGGGTCGGCGGGTTAGTGTCCCCCCACATCCCATGCCATGTTGGGCCACCATCTTTCTTACTGGGGTAACGTCCAACGCGCTTGGACATAGCGTCAATAATGTCCGGGTGAATATCCCGACACTCGTTGAACCACGCAAATGTAAGCTCGAGTGAGTTAAGGTTCGCTACGTCATCCGCGTCATCAAGCGCCCGAAACATTATTTCGCACTCGATGTCTCCGACTTTGAAGAAGTAGGTTTTGGTTGTTCGCATGTATCGTCCGCAGACTCCGGGTGGGAACCAGTCGAGGAACGTTTTGATTGTGGTATCCATGAGCTGGCGCGCCGTCTCGCGGACAATAGCCGCCCTACTTTTCCGTATCCCTTGTTCATTCGGTGCTTGCTCCCCCGCCCTGCGAATAACCTCAAAGGTGCTGGTCACAGACTTGCCACTCCCAACCGGCCCCATAAGGACACGCATCTTGGAATTGTTTGCCATGAAAGCACCACACACTTTGGTAGGTGTATAGTTAATCTCGTATGCCATTAGTCACCCACGTATATTCTAATGCGCACAGCCATTGGTTTCTTTGTGCGCTTTGGATATGTAATGATCTTAGCAGAGTGCGACCACCCTCCGCGAGCTAATAGTGTTAGAATCAATCGCGCTCTCTTGAGGGAGTACAGCACCTCAACCATGCTCAATAACTTTGGCAACAGGTACCAAAGTAGTTACTGCTGATTCTTGGGAGGGGAGGTTAATCTGTATGGTAACACCACCACCCCCTGTGCCCTCAGCTATCGCGTCTTTCTGTGGTTCTAGGTTCCCCCACTTAACCGTAGACTTTATAAGATCAGCCTTTACCGCCGCGCTTACATCTGGTGCATGGATCAATGTCCAACTTGTTGTAAGTAGTTCTTCTGCCTGCGCCTTTGCCTTGAGCCGGAAGGTCATGCCCTTCTCTTTAACTTCCTCACGAAGATGCTCCACCTTCTTAAGGAACATACTATCTTGGTTGTAAGTAATGAGTTCGCTTTGGGTTATCGCATGACGCAACATAATATCTGGCATGGATTCACCTGACCCTTCAAGAGCAAGTGCGATGTCCATTGCAAGCCGGTCAGACCACGGATGATATTTCAACGGTAGATTATCCATGTGAGGTATTCTGTAATAAGTTGTCAGGGGTGTCAAGCTAAGTAGTTGTATATTAGATAAACGCTAACTATACACTAGGTATTTTTGGGTCTTGCTTTAAGCGGTTTACTTATATAGGGGTGCGGTCATGACACGCAGTCCATGTCCCCCCCGTCAACACCTATCGGCTCGTGCCTTAGCCTAAATAAATCAATGCTTTCAATAGCTTAGAAAACGGCGGAAACCTTGCCGACTTGATAAAATTTAGGGGGCATGCTTCAATTCAATTGTCGAAACGGCGAGCACATAACCGCTTCGGGGCTAATCTAGCAGAGACGAGACACATAAGAACCTCATGCAACTCGGATAGATTAACGTAGCCAAGTGTCCACAAAGGTGCCTCATAAAAAACTACCCACCGATCATTCGGTCGGTGGTAACCAACTAGGAGAATAATCACATGAGTGATTTCGTAAAAGGTTTTGTCAGTGCCGAACTGACTAGTGTGTCCGTCAACTTCGATGCAGACTATACCCCTAAATCGGGGAAGAATGCTGGCAAGCCACAGGGTCCGACGTTGTTTATCAACAAGGGCACTGCGACTAGGCAGCAGTTTCCAACAGCTAAGAAAGCTTTGGAGGCTGTTATCGAAAGCGGCGGTTTGCCAAAGGGGACCAAAGTCTACGCCAATGGCGAGAAGATGACGGTCCCGGCGGCGGCCAAGCTGGACCTTAACGGGTTTCAGTTCTTGAACACGCAGTACTCGCAGAAACCAAAATGGGGCGTCTCGTTTATGACAGACGCTTACGCCAAGGCTAAGAACGCGGCGTATAACTCAGCTACCCCAGCGAAAGCGAAGGCAGCACCTGCGAAGGCAACTAAGAACTTGCCTCTCTTCTAGTCTAACCCGAGGGGAGCTACGGCTCCCCTCACTTAGGAGACTAAATATGTTTAGTGGAAAATTTAAGATCAGACACCTTATCATGTACTCGGTGCTTGTAAGTGTATACTTCATTGCAGCGATGATGATCCTTATCATACTAGATGCGTACTACTACTAAGACTGGGGGGCTTCGGCTCCCCTTTTCTTTTTGTTTTTTATTATTAATAAAGCCCATATATCGGGAGGTCATAGCACGGCGTGTATATAAGCATATGTATATAGGTGCTAGCTTATATAGGTGCTGGCTTTATACAAGTAGTATGTAATGATATCAATGACTTACAGGTAATACATACCCCAGCTATATAAGTTGCTATATAGATTAGCCTAATATCAGGAGCTATAAACTTTACGTTTTAATTGTATAGTTTGTTGTATACCATACGTTACAGACCATAATACTAAGTTTAACTATCTACATTATATAGATTATCTAACTAAATGTTGTATACCACGCACCTTTTTTACTAAATTCATAACTTTATACATTTGGCGTAAGTTAGTAAGCATGAAAATGTGGGAGTGATTAGTTTCCCAGCTTATATAATCTATATAGTTGAATGTAAAGTTGTTCTACAACCCGCTGTTACTATGGCTTACAAGGTATATTTTTTTAACCCCCATAAAGTACTAACTTATATATTTTATACATGTATCTAGATAGTGCAATGTTAAGTAAGTAGGTAAAGTACCCCCGACTTGACAATTTTTGGCGAATCGACGATAGTTCGGGCCTCGACCAACCACAAAATTTTTAATCAACTAGGAGATATGTTATTATGTCAAGTAACTATACGCTACATCTTGTTCCAGAGAACGGCCCTACCTTAACAGCCCGTACTACTAACGAGTGGAGCCTAGGTTATGTGTTTAAAGTTCTATCATCTGACCTATTGTCGATGCGCCGTGGCTCAAGAATAACTATCGATGATGTTAATACTGCCGAGCAGTATCAGGGTCTTAACTTTACAATCACATTCAAAGACCAGACTGTTGAGGAGTATATAGATGCTGAAGCCGAGCATGATTATGGCTTTGAACAAGCCGCTAAACTACTAACAAGGGGGCAGTAAGATGAGCTTACGTAAAGTATACGAAGCTGTCGCTGCTCTTGAAGCAACCACTAAAACCCTAACTTGGCTCCCTATGAAGGGGGGTAAAGCCGAGGCTCGTTGCCGTGAGTACCTTTACATCCGTCGCCGTGATGTAATCAGTGCTTATGCTACTGAGTTTGAGCTACCCCGTAGCACTGTGAAACATGTTCTTGATACCACAATATTGTGGGATGACCCCGATGCCGCCATCTCAGTGATGGATGAGTACAGTATGATTAGGAGACTACACACGATGAGAGCAGAAATAATGGAGACTGAATAATGAGTACTGAAGTGGAGATATTTAATGCATGGTGTGATAAAGAAATCGCTAAGCATGGTAAGCAAGGTGATTTTGTAATACTAGATGCGGCATCAGTAAAAGCTGCACAACATGCCATAGAACAACAGCTAGTTGCTAAGTATGACGCTAAGTATACAAGCGACAACGGATTTATCTTAGACGTTATCTCCTAGCTGCTGGTTACAGCTACAAAGCCGAAACTGGGGTGGTGTCCCAGTCTACAGTGACTAACCGCACTGTACTGATGAGGCAGGTTCCTTAAACCTAGGAGACTACACACGATGAGCATACAAACAATTGCCCAAGAAAAATTACAGCAAGTTTTTTTTGAATTGTACAATCACCGATTCGTTTGTTTATACGATGATGAAGGTGAATTTGTGACATTGGGAGAGTTAGCAGACCAACTTGTTGAAGTGGAAACTACAGTTTTTAAAGCGGAGGTAGAAGTATGAGAGCAGAAATAATCAAGCAGACTATCATTGATCTGTGGGACATCAAGCGTCCTATTTACATCACAGGTAAACCCGGAGGTGGTAAGACCTCTGTAGTAAAGCAAGCCGCACAACAGCTAGGTGTAGATTATATACACCATCATGCACCATCTATGCTGGTCGAGGACTTCGGTGTGCCTGACATGGCGGCTGGTGATGATAACTTTACTTACAAGATGCCCCATTGGTGGCCTTCTGATCCTGAGACTGAGGCTATACTGTGCTTTGATGATCGTGGTCAGAGTGGTGGCGATATACAAAAGGTAATAGCTAACATCCAAGAGGAGCGTGAGTTACATGGTCACCCATTACCCGAAGGTGTGATGATTGTATCCACTGGTAACAGGGTTGAGGACAGGGCTGGTGCTAATCGTACACTGAGCCACCTTGCTGATCGTGAGACTGAGCTTGAGTTTGATACCATGCTGGATGACTGGACTAGATGGGCTATCACTGAGGATGTACACCCTTCGGTGATTAGTTTTGTGAGGTTCCGTCCCAACTTGTTACACGACTTTGATCCACAGAGACCTAAGAATCCTACCCCTAGATCATGGGTCAAGGGTGTTTCAGCAGTACTGGATATCGTACAGCCAGAGGCTGAGTATGATTGCTTCAAGGGTGCTGTTGGTGAAGGTGCATCGGCTGAGTTTGTTGGGTTCCGTAAGATCGAGAGGGCGTTACCTAACATCGACAATCTATTGATGCACCCTGACAAGTTCGAAGTGCCTACTGACCCAGCTACTTTGTATGCTATCAGCGGTGCTATTGCTCACAAGGCTACCACTACTAACTTTGACAGAGTGATACAAGTTGCCAAC